CAATATGAACTATCTTATCAAAGGTGCAGGACGCTGTGGATCTCAAGCAGTTATGCAGTGGCTTGGGCAAAATCAAAATTGTAAGTTAAAATTTACACACGGTGCTGATACATTTATTTTAAAAAATACAGGTAACTGGGCAGTTCACGATCATTATTGTTGGATACCGACGCATGTAAGGAATTGGGTACTGGTTTATTGCACTAGAAAAAACAAATTTGATCAATCATTGAGTAGATGTATAGCCGAAAAAACTAACCAATGGAATCATTATCGAGGCTTAGAAATAAATGAACCTATAACAATACCATTTGAAAATGTTTGGAAAAAATATAAAAATATTATATATTACGATGAAGTTATAATGTCAGTAACAAAACAATTTCCTTGGAGAGAAGTAATTGAAATTAACCAAGAAGATATGAGTCCACAATTATTTGCAGAAAAACTTTGTTATAACGAAATAGGTAATTCAGGCATTAGAAATTTTGTAGAAAAATTTCCATATAAAAAGCGAGAAGTAGTAAAAAATTACATAGAATTACGAAAAGAATTTAAGCGTAGGCAAAAACAGGATAAGTATTAATATGAGTAAAAGTTTAGACGGTGTATTAACAAAAAAAGCAAATCAACAAGAAACCTTCACAGAACAACAAGTTGAAGATTTAATGATGTGTATGGATCCTGAAAAGGGATATTTGCATTTTGCCAAACACTTTGCACACATTCAGCATCCTGTTAAAGGAAAATTATTATTTGATCCTTTTGAATATCAATTAGGATTAATGCATAGCTATCATAATTATCGCTTCAATATTAACATGATGCCTAGACAGACAGGTAAAACTACATGTGCTAGTATATATCTAGCATGGTTTGCAATGTTTAATGCTGATCAAACTATCCTTATTGCTGCGCACAAATACACTGGTGCGCAAGAGATTATGCAGCGTATACGTTATGTGTATGAACTTTGTCCTGATCACATACGTGCAGGTGTAACAAGTTACAATAAAGGTAGCATTGAATTTGAAAATGGTTCACGTATAATTAGTCAAACAACTACAGGAACTACTGGACGTGGTTTGTCAATCTCCTTATTATATTGTGACGAGTTTGCATTTGTGCAACCTAATATTGCAGAAGAGTTTTGGACTTCAATTTCACCTACACTAGCAACAGGTGGTCGTGCTATTATTACAAGCACACCCAACTCAGATGAAGATACATTTGCTACTATTTGGAAACAGGCAGAACAGAAGTTTGACGAACATGGTAACGAACAAGACGTTGGCATGAATGGATTTCATGCATTCAAAGCACATTGGAGCGAACACCCAGATAGAGACGACGAATGGAAGAAAAATGAAATTGGTCGCATCGGTGAAGAAATGTTCCGCAGAGAGTACGAATGCGAATTTTTGATTTTTGACGAGACACTAATTCATAGTATTAAATTAGCTGCAATGGAAGGAATAAATCCTGTTCTAAATATGGGTCAAACTAGATGGTATAAAAAACCCACAGGAGATAAAAGCTATATTGTTGGTTTAGATCCTAGCATGGGTACCGGAGGCGACTTTGCAGCAATACAAGTAATCGAAGTACCTACCTATGAGCAAGTAGCAGAATGGCAACATAATCAAACAGCTATACCTGGACAAATTAGAGTGCTTAGAGATATTTGTAATTATCTACAAGAAACTTGTAATACACAAGGTGAAAACATTTATTGGAGTGTAGAAAATAACGGTATTGGTGAAGCGTGTCTACTAGTAATACAAGACTTCGGTGAAGAAAACATACCGGGATTGTTTATTAGTGAACCTATACGTAAAGGACATGTTCGTAAGTTTAGAAAAGGATTTAATACTACGCATAGTAGCAAAGTAACTACTTGTGCAAGACTAAAAACAATGATAGAAAATGACAAGTTGTTTATCAAAAGTAAACCGCTTGTAAGTGAACTAAAAGCATTTATCGCAACAGGATCAAGTTATCAAGCAAAACCTGGACATAACGACGACTTGGTTAGTAGTTTGATTTTGACGTTACGTATGATGACGGTTATGAAAGATTGGGACACAAATGTTTACAATACATTTAGTCAAATTGATCCAGACGAAGATTACGAGATGCCCATGCCTATATATGTTAGCACCAATTATTGATAAATAATATTACTATGAAGAATTTAAATACAATAGCATCTGATTTATTTAATCAACTAAGAAGTCGTTTTACTGAAATCACAATAGGTGACGAAAACGGAGAAGTTATCAACGAGCCAGAAAAATCTCGTTACTATGATTTTACATATAGCGAAAACGATTCTAATATAGGTAAAGTTAGCATTAGTCTTGACGAAGAAGATGGTATTGTTGTTATGTATAGCAAAGGCTTTGCAGAAAACGCAGATAGTATTATCAAGGAAAATTGGTATAACTTTTTAAAAGATATTAGGCAATTTGCAAAGAAAAGACTACTAAATTTTGAAGTTAGAGATATTAACAAGAATAATTTACAACGTAGAGATTATGAATATCTTGCCAAAAATCGCAGCGGAGAACAAACAATGGCAGAATCAAAAATGTATGGAACTAACAAAACTAGTTTCCAAAAAATTGGAAATGCAAAACTTTCAATTAAACACACAGCAAGTTTAGATGAAGGCGAAAACAGAACCAAAAAGATTGGTGCTATTTACATCGAAAACAACGAAGGCGAAAAATTCAAATATCCATTTAAACATTTAAGTGGTGCAAGAGCTATGGCCCGTCACGTTGCAGAAGGTGGTAATCCTTATGACGATTTTGGTAAACATATTACAGGTTTAAGTGAAGAACTATCTAGTCTCCGCAAGTTCAAAACTTACATGAACCGTAGCAGTGTAATGGCAGAAAGTTTAGCATCTCATATGGATATTGTAAATGAGCGTGTTACAGAAATTAAAAAACGTATTACTAATTTACAAAAAGAAAGTTTTTATAAAGATCAGTTTGAAAACTTTGTATCAGAAGATGCAGTTGAAGTACCATCTGATATAGCAGAAAACTGGATTGATCAATTAACCGTTAAACAATTTAACGAAGAATTACAAGATGTGTTTCCGTACATTTACAAATTAATTGGCGAAAATACAAAAGCTGATGAACTATCTGCAGAAGATTTACTAGGAGAAACAAGTCAACTTGATGAAGCTCTTCCTGTTGTTTTAGCACTAGTAGGATTAGCAGCAGGAGGCTATGCTGCATATAAAACACTAGGTGCAAAAAATACCCCACTAGGTAAAGCTCTACAAGCCGCAGCAGAAGACGGCGATACAGAAGCACAAAAGCATTTAGACAATTTGGGTGCCTATATTGATGGCAATGCAACATCTACTCTAAAAATGTTGAGATTCAAATATATGACAGAGCCAGCAGCAATGGAGAGTGTCATTGATAGATTAATGGGTCAATTTGCAGCTCAAATTAACGAAGACGAAGAAACTGATGAAGGTAATGCTTATGCACATGCAGTACGTCAGGCAAAAATGAATGGTAAGAAAAAAGGCGATAAGATTGATGGCCCAGACGGTGATGAAATCACACTAGAAAAAGAAAAGAAAACTCCATTAGGCGAATTTATTCTAAGTTATTTTGATAGAGAAACTGGCCAGTTTCCAAAAGGCCCGACAGCCGTACTTACTATGGTAGAAAAAGAGTACGGAGAACAATATGTAAGGCCAGCACAAGAGTTTATAGAACGCATCGACGCAAAGGTTGCAGAAGTAATGGGCTATAGAGAAACAGATGTAGAAGAATCAGGCTTGCAATATTATACAGGTAAAAAGAAGTATGGCAAAGAAGGCATGGCTAAACTAGCACAAGCAGGTCGCGAAGGAGCCAGTGAAGAAGAGCTAGGCCGTATTAAAGACAAGTATAAAAAAGAATCAGACATGGACGAAAGCAGAGTAGGCACTGCAATTAGAAAGTTTGGCGATATTAGAAAAAGCGGCAACGAAAAAGGCGCAAAAGCTGGATACTTTAGTTACATTTATGATTTAGATGATGCAACAGCAGTATTAAGTCATTTAAGAAAAAGAGCAAAAATTGACGGCACTGCAGGGGGCGGCGATCAAATGGGTAAAGATGCTGGATTTGCGAATGATTATATAAATCTTACATACAATGTAGGCGAATATTTGAGAAATATTACAGACAACTTTACCCATGCAGCTACACCTCCGGGATTAAAAGCAGCATTAAATGATATGTTCCAAGTTAGAGGCGCATATAAAAGAGCAGAAACAGGCGGCGAAAAAGCGTATTCTTCACAAGCTATTGATCCTTTGTATGGTGTTATGTTACAAATTGATGATTTAGCATATAACGCAAGAAGAATGGGCGAGTCTACAGAAGACTTAAATCGTATTAAAAATCTAGCAGGAATGTAAAAATGCGTTTTGCTGAAATACAAGAAACTCAGCAGATAAACGAATTCTTTCCTGCTTTGATACCAGCGTTGGGAATTTTGGTTAAAGGTGGATTGGCTGCTTGGACAGCATACGAAATTTATCAAATATACAAAGAACTTAGAAGTGTATACGCAGCCTATAAAGACGGCTGGATAGAAATTAATGAACTTATACAAAAATTTGGAGAAAAAGCAGTTGTAGCTGTAGCAGAATTTATTGCAATTATAGCAGGTGTCAAAGTTGTAGTTGCTGGCGGTAAAATTGCTTTTAAGGGTGTTAAAAAAACATTCCCAAATTTAACGTTTAAACAATTCAAGTCAGCATGGAATCAATATAAAGCTAAAGCAGCATAACTTATTAAAAATTAATAAAAAAACTTGTTGACAAGATAAATAACATTGTGTAGTATTATAAACATGTGCTACACATTAAAGGCACATAGAACATAGGCAATATAAGGAGGCATAACTATGGCATCATTAGCAGAAATTAGAGCAAAGCTCAAAGAACAAGAAGCAGGCGCTTCAGGTCAACGCACAAGCGGCGGTGACAACGCAATTTACCCATTTTGGAATATGTCAGAAGGAAGTAGTGCAACACTGCGTTTTCTACCTGACGGTGATGATTCAAACACTTTCTTTTGGAAAGAACGTTTGATGATCAAACTTCCATTTAGTGGAGTAAAAGGAGACACAAGTTCTCGTCCAGTA